ATATGATAGTATTAGTAATAATTTTAGCGTTAATGGTCGTGGTCCTTGGATACACGACCTTTAACCTTCTCAAGAAAAATGAAAAGCAAGAAGATATCCTTACAGGATATATGGTTTATTTAAATAAAGTTTCTAAAATCATAGATGAATCTGACAAGAAATTAAAAGAAATAGACCATCGAGGCTCATTTAAAGCAGACGATGAAATCGGATTTTTCTTTGAAAGTGTTAAAAGTATCCAAACAATCCTTAATACTTTCAACATAAAAAATCTATAATGGCCGTTTATTTTACACAAAAAACAGAAGACGCTATTGTAAAATACAATAATGAGGCTGATTTTTTGGTTAAAAGCAAAATATACGAGCTAGAGATTCACCCTGCTTTTTTTAAGTTAACAGAAAATATTGTCCATACCTTTAAATTTTACCACACCGAAGTAGACAATATTGAAGATTTACAACACGAAGTAATAATATTTCTTCTTTCCAAAATACATTTATTTGACCCCAGTAAAGGAGCCAAAGCATATTCTTATTTTGGAACAATAGCAAAACGTTATTTGATATTATCTAACCAAAAGAATTATAAAAAAAAGTTAGATACTACACCAATAGAAGAAATATATGAAGATGAAAATCATTCCTATAATATAGACGATAAACCGCTAAACACCCACGTATCAGAATTCATGGATTTATACGTGGATTTTTGCACCAAAAATATATTTAAAATTTTTCCAAAAGAAATAGATGCTCGGGTAGCGGATGCTATATTAGAACTATTTCGTAAAAGAGATCATTTAACCATTTTCAATAAAAAGGCACTTTACATTTATATTCGCGAGCAGATTGATGTCAAAACGCCTAAAATTACCAAAGTAGCTAATCACTTACACAAAATATATAAATCTCACTACTTATATTATGAAGAAAATGGTTATACAAAGTTTTGATATAACTATATTTATAATAAAAAAGTATGAGTCAATTTGATAAAATCGTATTTGGTAAAAAATCATTCTCTAGTATACTAGAAGAAATATACGAAAACCAAAAAAAAAAAGACAAACAAATATCCACACTTATTTCAGAATTAAAACCTTTAATAAATGAAATAGGCGATGCTACTCTTATAGTTCCATTAATTAAAGAATATATGGAAATAGGGGTTAAAAACGATGATTTACTTGTTAAAATGGCCGCTTTAATCCAACGAGCAATGGCCACCCAAAACGATGACGGATCACTAACTATATCCGATCAAGAAAAGGAACAACTTTTATCTGCTATAAACACCATAAAGGGGGACAATAATGGCTAATAGATTATACGGATTTGCAGCCCAAAATTCTAATCTTAACTCTAATTTAAACAACGGGACAAATGAAAATAGAGATTTTAAGATTGATAATCTTATAGTTTCTGCTAGAGTTGTTGATATTGTTTTAGATGAAACTCATCCCCTCTTTAAAGAAGTAGGAGAATGGAACGGGCTAGGCACTATTGTATACGATACAGATTTATCAAACCCACCTGTATTTTATCAGGGAAATTTTGCTAAGCCATTGTATCCTAACACAAAAAATTATCCGTTAATAAATGAAATTGTATTTCTCTTAAATCTTCCAAATACCCAAATAGGAGATATTATTTCTTCTACTAACAAATATTATGTAACTTCTGTTTCTTTATGGAATCACCCCCACCATAATGGTTTTCCTTCAAATTCTAACACCCCCCCTTCATCCCAGCGAGTAGATTATACTCAAAGTATTGCTGGGGCTGTGCGTAGAATTACAGATCAATCAACAGATATATTTTTAGGGGATACATTTGAAGAACGTTCAAACATTCATCCCCTTTTACCTTTTGAAGGAGATGTAATAATGGAAGGAAGGTGGGGCAATAGTGTTCGTTTTGGATCTACCGTTAAAGATAGACCCAACGATTGGTCAAATACAGGATCAAATGGAGACCCCATAACTATTTTAAGAAACGGACAAGGAGATAATCGCGCTGAGGGGTGGTTACCTACAGTAGAAAATATAAATAAAGATGATTCTTCTATTTATTTAACTTCAACTCAAAAAGTCCCTATAAACGCTTCAAGCACAAATTATAATAGTTATGCTTCTAATCCCCCATCAAACCCCAACGAATACGCCAATAAACAAATATTGATCAATTCGGGTAGGTTAGTATTTAATACTACCCAAGATCATTTATTATTGACCTCTAAAAAATCTATTAATCTAAATGCTATTAGTAGTGTAAATATTGATACTAAAGAACACATAATAAAATCAGATGTAATAAAACTAGGGTCAAAAGATGCTACCGAACCTATATTAAAGGGAGATGCTCTAGTAACAGAATTACAAAGCTTAATATCTCAAATACAATTATTAGTTGTTGCTTTACAAGCTGTTCCTCAAACTTCAATGGCAGCTGGATTAGTTATTTCTGAGTTGCCTAGGATATCTGCCAATTTAGAATTGACCAAATCTAGAATAAATAAAATTATTTAATGGCTACTATACCTGCTAATATTCTCCAAAATATAACCCCTTCGTCTTTAAAGCAACAGGGGTTAGCGCGTCTTAGTACACTTATATTAAATAAGGGTATCCAAATTAAAGATCAGATTGAACCCCAATTAACTGAAAAGATTTTAAATAAATTAAATTCTACAGTTGATAATGTTTGTCTCCCACCAGACCAATTAGACCCTTTAATTGTTCTTAGAAATAATATTGTAGATCAGTTAAATGTAATAGGCTCATCTTTAGACACAGCTATTAGAGTAGTAGGGATAACTAATAATACTTTAAATACATTACTAGGAATAGCAGCAGGTATCAGAGCAGCAAAGCCAGCAGCAATAGCAGCGGCAGCAACTCCTGTAACTGGTTCCCCGTTTGCTAGTCTTGTATTAAACTTAAATGAGATTTTAGATAAATTAAAATATGACGATCTAGGAAACCCTAAATTGCAACAAATTAAAGCAGCTTTAGATTTATCTGCACCCGCAATATCTATAACAGCTATTTTTATAAACCAAGCAATCAATATTTTGAATTCTATTGATTCTATTTTGAAAAGATGTTCTCCTAATTCTACTATTACCCCGGCAAATGAAGGTTTAGTACAAATTTCCCAACAACAAGAACAAGCAAGTAATACAGTAAACCAAGAAATATACAATGGGTTTGTAATTAGAATAGAAGAAATACCTTTTAGCCCCACTGTTGTTCGTAGAAAAGCAGTAGGCATAAACCAAAGTGGAATTAAACTAATAGAAACAGAACTATCTTTTACCCTAAACCCAGAAATACTTATCAATGAACTTAAACTTATTATTGATAGAGATAATTTAAAAGCTTACTAATTTAATATTTATAACCATGAAACCCCAAGATTTTAAAAAACTAATTAAAGACGCTGTAAGAGAAGCAATCCAAGAAGAACTTAAGGACATTCTTTTAGAAGCGGTTCGTGCCCCAAAAACAGTTGTAAATGAATCTATAAGAGACACATACGCACAGCCCCACGTAGAAAAACCCCGCCAACTATCAGCACAAGAGCGCAGAGACATGTTTTCTGGGATTTTAGGAGAAATGCAAAATGGAGGTGTAGCCACTTCTGCTTACGCCGGAAATTTTCAACCTAAATCTACAGACACTGTAAACGGTGCCCTCCCAGAAGGCAGTGTTGGTTTAGATCAGATAATGAATTTAATGAATAAATAATGGCATTCGGAGCGAAAAGAATATTCCCCATAGATACTAAACCCGGAACAGGGGTTGGGGTTGCTCTTCCATTTAATGCTCCTGCTGTTTTTAAAACAACTTATACCACAAAAGACGCTGTTAAAAATAATCTAATAAACTATTTTTTAACAAATAAAACCGAAAGATATTTAAACCCAAATTTCGGTGCCAATTTAAGGGCTTTTATTTTTGAGCAAATAACAAACGGGAATTTAGACTTTTTAAAACAAGATATACAAGCGCAATTAACCGCGTTTTTCCCAAATGTACTCGTTCAAAATCTAGAGGTAACCGGGAACCCGGATACATACAAAGCCAATGTTGTATTAACGTATAACGTTGTAGATACAGGCATAAACGATGAGATATCAATAACATTCACATAATGGCACAAAGAAAAAATATACAATACATAAACCGAGACTTTGGAGAATTCAGAGCTAGTTTAATTGACTACGCTAAAACATACTTTCCAACAACATATAATGACTTCACACCAGCATCGCCTGGTATGATGTTTATGGAAATGGCTGCTTATGTGGGGGATGTTTTGTCTTTTTATCTTGATAATCAAATCCAAGAAACATTTTTACAATTTGCTCGTCAACCCAACAACTTATACGAGTTAGCTTATATGTTTGGATACAAACCAAATGTAACTCAAGTCGCTACAACAAACATTGATTTCTATCAGCAAGTTCCTGCCATATTGTCTGGTTCAACTTATGTTCCTGATTTTTCTTATGCTTTATCTATTGCAGATAACGCTGTGTTATCTTCTCCTGTTAGCCCCAATATACCATTTATTACAGAAGATCCTGTAGATTTTTCAGTATCTAGCTCAGGAGATCCCACTGAAGTTACTATATATAGCTTAAGCGGAAATAATCCTGAGTTTTTTCTTTTAAAGAAGAGCAGAAGAGCAATTTCAGCTACTATTAATACAACCCAATTTACATTTGGGGCCCCTCAACAATTTTCTACTGTTGATATAAACGCAGATAGAATTATAGGAATTTTAGATGTATTTGATACTGATAGCAATGAATGGTACGAGGTTGATTATCTAGCCCAAGAAACCATATTCAATAGTATCAAAAATACTAATATAAATGATCCTAATCTATCCCAGTATTCAGGAGACACTCCTTATCTTTTAAAATTAGAACAAATTCAAAGAAGATTTGTTACAAGAGTTATAGACACCG